CGGTTGATTAATTATAAGAAAAAATTACATAATTTAGTTGCGTGAAATACTTAACGATACTTTTATTTCCTTTCATTATAGCCTTATTCTTTTTGGATAGGGCTGTACTTGTTTTTGTTTGGAGCATTCCAAGTATTAGGTTTAAAAAGTGGTTGTTTAATGAGTTGGAAATGCGTAAAAGTTTGGTTCGTGTTTCGATAGCGTTGATTGTTGTTTTAATACTTGCGTTAATTGGATGCTAATCGGTTTTTGAATGACTTATACGCAGACCATAAACACTGGATTAAGGTAGTGCGGTCATTTGGCGAGTATAGTTTAGCAGAGGACATTGTCCAAGAGATGTATTTAAAGTTAGCGAAACACGAAAACAAAGAAAGATTTTACCGCAACGGAACTATTTACAAGGGGTTTGTGTGGGTTGTTTTAAGAAATATGTATTACGACTTTGAGAAATCTAAACAAAGGCTTCAGAAAGTCGATATAACGGAAGCAATTCAGTTAGTTGATGAAAGTAGCCCATACGAAAAGACGAACGCTCAAAAGCAATTAGAAGTAAAAATAAACGAAACAGTAAACAGTTGGCATTGGTACGACAAACTATTATATGAACTTTACCGAGATACTGGAATGAGTACGCGCCAAATTCAAAAATGTACTGGAATAAGTTTCAAATCGGTATGGCAAACGTTAAAGTATTGTAAGGATAGTTTAAAAATAGAAGTAGGAGAACATTATGAGGACTACAAAAACGAGGATTACGAATTAATAAAATAAAACATGGCAAGAAAAAGACGAACAAAAGCTGAAATATTAGCAGCTGAAAGTAAAGGATTAGGAGATACCGTTGAAAAGGTATTAGAAGTAACTGGAGTAGCAAAAGTAGCTAAATGGTTATTGGGAGAAGACTGCAACTGCGATGAACGCAAAGCAAAGTTAAACGAGTTGTTTCCTTACAGAAAGGCGAAGTGTTTAGAACAAGCTGAATACGATTGGTTAAAAGAATGGTTTGACAAAAAGGCGGAAGTAATAAAGCCAAGTGAACAAAAAACAATACTTGCAATTCATAGCAGAGTGTTTGGAGTACGCAACGAACCAACTTCATGTGGATCATGTATTTTGGAAAGAGTAAACCAATTAAAACAAGTATTTAAAACATACGAAGATGCCAATTCCTAAACCAACAAGTAACGAAACAAAGTCGGAGTTCATTCAGCGGTGCATGACCGATGACAAAATGGTAAATGAGTTTGAAAACACGGATCAAAGATTAGCAGTTTGTTCAACAAGTTATGAAGAGAATCTATCCAAAAACACGAACGAATAAAGTGTGTAGCGTAACTTTAAAAAGTGATTATTACATAGTGTTTATAAACCCAAATATTCATAAATCAGACTGGAACGCTTTAAGATTAATAATGGAAGTAACAGAAATAAATTACTGTGTATTTTTAGACAACGAAATTAAAGTCATGGAAATTTATCCTGTATCAAAAGACGAATTTAGAGATTACTATTATAATCCTAATTAAAACATCAAAAAAATGGATAACAGCCAAAAAGTAATTGATTTTATAAATTCTATAATGACAAAAAAACGAACTAAAACAAAGTTAGAAGTATCAATTACAGATTACTATATTATGTTACAAGGAATAAGACAATTAATAAACGAGAAATAATGGCAAAAGTAGGAAGACCAAGAAACTTAGATAGCCCTGAACAACTATACGGATTATTTGAAAAGTATAAAGCCAACGTAAAGGCGAACCCAAGAATAAAATATGTATATGGAGGTAAAGACTTTGAAGAGAGAGCAGAGCCACTTGAATGCCCTTTAACAATGGAGGGATTTGAGATATTCTGCTGGGATGAAGTAGGATGCGTTGAGGACTATTTTAAGAATAAAGATAAAAGATACGATGAATATACCCCCATCTGTTCACGTATACGCAAAGAAATACGCCAAGACCAAATTACAGGCGGCATGGTAGGGCAGTACAATCCAAGCATTACACAACGTTTAAACAACTTAAAAGAACAAGTTGAACAAATTAACATTGAACAACCTTTATTTAAGTTAGATGCTGACGATAACCAATGAGGATAACATGGAGCTAATGGCTCGTTATTCTGATAACTATTTTGATTTAGCTATTGTTGACCCGCCTTATGGGATTGGAATGGATAATCAAAAAGTAAGAACAAAACCAAATAGGCCAAACACTTACTTAAGGGCTAACGAAAATCAATATAATATTTCTAATTGGGATAATGAAATACCTAAAATTGAATATTTTAATGAACTATTTAGAGTTTCAAAAAATCAGATTATTTGGGGTGCTAATTATTTTTGTGAATTTATACCAAATGGTAAAGGTTGGATTTATTGGGATAAACAAATGGGAGATAATAATTTTTCAAGCGGTGAATTTGCTTTTCAATCATTTCAAATTAAAAGTTCATCCTATTCTTTTCCGTCAATAAGAGATGCAGGTTTTGGGGGAAGAATACATCCAACACAAAAACCCGTTGCACTTTACAAATGGCTCCTTGACAAATACGCTCAACAAGGTAACAAGATACTTGACACTCACTTAGGCAGTGGCTCAATAGCAATAGCATGCCATGACTATGGATTTGATCTTACAGCCTGTGAACTTGATAAGGAGTATTTTGATAAGGCTATGCAAAGAATAAATAACCACACAGCACAAACTAAATTGTTTGTATGATAATAACGACAGCAATCCGTAAAATAAACTCTTTAAAAAAACGAATTAAAATAATTCAAGGAGGAACAAGTGCGGGAAAAACTTACGGAATTTTGCCCGTGTTAATAACAAAGGCTGCTACTTATCCAAGAACTGAAATAAGCGTAGTTGCTGAAACAATACCGCACTTGCGTAGAGGTGCGTTAAAAGACTTCTTACGCATTATGAAAGACACTGGGCGTTACTTTGATGAACGCTTTAATAAGTCGCTTCTACGGTACGAATTTGCCAATGGAAGTTTTATTGAGTTTTTTAGTGCAGACGATTCAAGTAAATTACGAGGTGCAAGGCGTGATGTTCTATATATAAACGAATGTAATAATGTTACCTTTGAATCTTATAATGAACTTTCTATACGGACTAAAAAAGAAGTATTTTTAGACTTAAATCCAGCTAACGAATTTTGGGTACACACCGAACTAAAAGACGAACCCGACGCAGACTTTATAATTTTAACTTACAAAGACAATGAAGCTCTTGACAAGTCAATTATTGACCAAATAGAAAAGAACCGAGAAAAAGCGGCTACAAGCACGTACTGGGCTAATTGGTGGCGTGTGTACGGCTTAGGTGAAATAGGAATGCTTGAGGGCGTTATATTCAGCAACTGGAAACAGATTGATAGTATTCCAAGTGATGCGCGATTAATAGGAATTGGACTTGACTTTGGATACACAAACGACCCCACCGCAGCAGTTGAAGTTTATACGTGGAATGGTAAGCGAATACTGAATGAATTAATATATAGAACAGGAATGTTAAATAACGATATTGCCAATGTGCTACCGTATAGCGTTCCGATATATGCTGATAGCTCCGAGCCTAAATCAATCGAAGAGATTAGACGCTACGGAAAGACGATTAAAGGCGTTACAAAGGGCAAGGATTCAATAAACTTCGGAATTCAGATAATGCAAAGCCAAGAGTATTTGGTAACATCAAACAGCACTAATCTAATCAAAGAATTGCGCGGTTATATTTGGGACACTGATAAAACTGGTGTTCGTCTTAATAAGCCTATCGACTTCAATAACCACTCAATAGATGCAATCCGTTACCACGAAATGGAAGTGTTGGGAGTTAACCCTCATTACGGACAGTATTTTATACACTAATTTCAACTAAATGATAGATGACCTCCCGATGATGGTGCGCATAGTTGAGAAGTTTATCCATGAAAAGAAAGGTGTTCGCATAAAAATAGTGTTTGACGACCCTATGAAAATACGGATGCACACAAAAATGTTAGGTAAAGCATTCGATATTGCCTTAGCTTACTACAATTACCAAATATAAAGTTATATAAATATGAAAACGGAAATAGTAATTCCAACAAGTCTTAGTGAGATACCATTAATGAGTTACCAAAAGTTCATGAAATTGGTTGAGGGGTCAAACGATGAAGAGCTAATCGCTCAAAAGTCTATTGAAATTTTCTGCGGGTTAAACATGAAAGACGTACTCAAAATAAAATGGAGTGATGTCGTAGGGTTAGCAAATCATTTCAATGAATTATTTCAGCAAAAGACGGACTTCAAAACCACGTTTAAAATA